TTAGGCAAGTAATAAAGTTAAACAATAAATTAAAAAGAAAAATCAATGGCAAGAAACAAAATCAATGATCTTAGAGATCACTTATTCTCAGCATTAGAGAGATTAGATAATGATGAGCTCACAATGGAGGAGCTTAATAAGGAAATTGAAAAAGCACAGGCAGTGGCAACAATTGGATCTGTTATAATCCAGAGTGCAAAGATTGAGGTTGATTACATCAAGGCCACCGGCATGATTGAGTCAAGCTCTGAACTATTCAAGAATATTAACGAACAAAAGAGATTATCATGAAAACAGCATTACAGCAAGCATTTGCAAGATTAGAGGAGTTACATCCATCATTGTTTGACATACACACTGAGAAGGGTAGAACATTTGTCAATGAGTTTAGTAAGTTTTTAGAGGTGGAGAGGGAGCAGATAATTGAATTATGGAATATAGCAGTAACTTGTGAATCATTTGAACAATACTACAACGAAACCTTTAAATCAGAATAGAATGAAAACAAATGAAGAAATTATAAAAGAATTATACTGTAACGTATTATTAAAATCAATGAATGGAGCAAGTATAGAAAGAGCTATTAAAGATGCTGAATTAGCAATAATTGCATTTAATAATCAATTTAAACCTGTTGATATATTAAAACCAATAGATAGTTCTATTATTAAAATTTGGAATCCTGAACAGGAAAAAGATGTTTTAAATGGATTAGTTGTTATGAGAAGGTTTAGGTTTAAAGGGTGCAGTTATTCGTATTCAGAACAAAAAACACCTTCAATTGATTTAGGAGGCTTTCCTTATTGGTTAGTAATTAATGATGAAGGAACTTTACAGATAGAAACTAATAATCCAAATTAAACAATAGATTATGAAACAAGAAACAGCAATAGAGTGGTTTGTAGACGAATTACAAAGAGCAGGATGGATACCAAAAGATTCATCTATAATGAATTATGTAATATTAGAAGCTAAAAAAATGGAGAAAGAGCAAATAATTGAAGCATGGAATAATGGGTATGATGAAGAAGACAGAGCAACAAGCAACCCAAACCAATACTACAACGAAACCTTTAAATCAGAATAGAATGAAAACAGCAGTAGAATGGTTATTTAGTGAATTATTAGGTGATAGGGTTTTAAGTAAAGAATTAATTGAACTAAAAGAACAAGCCAAAGAAATGTTTGAGGAGCAGGTAACTTTATCCCATATAAATGGACAATCTGAATTTGACACCAAAGAATATAGAGATTATAATAAAGAATTAGCAAATGCATATTATAATTTAACCTTTAAATCAGAATAGAATGAAAAAATACAGAGTATGGTTTGAGGATGCCATGGAGGAAGAGTTAGGATTTTGGTGGTATTGCTACCTTGATGATAATGGATGCCTGCAAGATTACAACTATCCAGATGATATGCCAGATACATTAGAATGGTTTATTGAAAATGGTTATGAAGTAGAGGAGGTGACAAATGGTTGAGGAGGCTAAAATGGCACTGTTACTTTTCACAGTAGGAATAGTATTAATAGGAATAGGACTAATAAAAAAACATGGAAGAGATAATTAAATACATTGAGGAGAACAACCTCAAAGCGAGACACAGATACAGGAAGTACAGTTACAAAAGATTTTACCTGTACAACCTGCTAAGGAATGAAGGCTTCACTCTTTATGACATAGCAAATATGTTTGACAGAGACCATGCAACTGTAATCTATGGCATCAAAACACACAAAGATTTGATTTCAGTTAAGGATAAACTCTATCTAGATCATGTTGATGAGTTGATTGTGATGTTTGAATCAACACCTAAGTCATACAGTTTAGTTACAGATGTTATCAACTGTTATAGTTTAGAGAGATTGAAGAAAATTAAGTTCAGAATTAAAAACAACATGTATAAAGACATATCTTTGTAGTCATACTGTTTGATTTTATTTATTGAAAAGACCCTCTTTGCACTGCATGGAGGGTTTTTTTGTGCCTTATTCCGAAATATTTATTTTTTGAAATATTTTACTTTTCTAATTTTTACGGGTTAAAGTATTGATTTATAGATGTTTGTAAAAATAGAAAAAATTTTACCCCCTATACGCTCTATGAACATACTACCAAAACAGATTTTTTTTTTCTGAAAAAAAAGATTCGATTTTTACAAAGTGTCTTTAACAATTTAATTATCAATAAGTTAACTCCGAAATATTTCCGAAATATTTTTTTTCTGAATATTTCTTTTTTTCGGTGTGATTTGTATTGGAATTATTATTACATTTGTAAACGGTTCGGCTTCACACCATAGAACCTAAAGAAGTTATTAAAGCCTTTTAATGAATTTGGAAGTGAAGCCCCAAAGGATTTAAGAGGTTTTTTTTATGCTTGAAAATATGACACAAATTGAATTTGCAAGATGGTTTACTGATGAGGACCATGAGAAACTAAAATCACTCATCTCATTTCACAAGGATCAAAACAATCCTGAATCTCAGCTCACCTGGTTACAGAAACATTCAGATGAGATTATCAAAATCCATGAAGATTATAAACTTGATGAGCATAACAAACAAGAGGCTAAATATAAAGAGCATCTTGAAGTGATAAAACAAAACAATGATTTTGTAGATGGCATTAAAAATGGAGCTGTAGAATATTGTATCTGTGGATCTGAATTAAAGTTTGTAAGTAATTTTAATTTTGTAGGGTGTACCAATTGGCAGGATAAAACCAAAGAGCACAAATCATACAACTATAAAAAGAATTATTATGAGGATGATCCATTCTTTACAAATTATTCATTGAATTACCTATCTGATATTTGCAAGATAATCAAATCAAAGTACAATATAAAAATACAAGCTGGTAATTTGTATGAGTTTTATACTCTAAACAAAGTTACTCTATTGAGACATGAGATAACAAAAGAAAAATTCAGTAAGCTCAAACAGACCAGTGAGACATCCAAAAAAAGAGAGATACTAATCAAAAGTATTTTAGAGCAGAATAATCTCAGATTTGGTTATCAAAAAAAGATAATGTACAAATTGAAAGGTGAAAAGCAAACTCATGCAATACCGGATTTTGTTGTTGTATTTGATAACTCATTGTGTATAATTGAGCAGAAAAAAAACCTTGAGAGTTGTAATGATTATCAATTGATTTTTTATAAAGAATTGTTACAATTTATGTATCCTAATAAAAGAATTAATTGCATATTTGTAATTGAAGAGGATGTTGAGTCAGATGATAATGACAATCTTGGACATCCTGTATTTACCATTAACGAATTAAAAGATTGGTTATCATGCATCTAATTGACTATGCCTATGATTTATTGGCAGAGGGGTTCAATCCACTCCCATTAAAAGAGAATAAAGCTCCATTACTTGAGAAGGGCCACAACTATTTGTATGAATCAATTGATGAGAATAACATTGAGAAACTATTTAGTGAGGCTGTTAAGATAGGTATTGCATGTGGATCTGTATCAGATGGATTTTACTGCATTGATTTTGATGCACACAATGATGAGCCTATCAAAGATATATTTGAGAGCTATATTAACATCCCATACATCAAAGGGTTAATACATGAAGGTAAGTTATCAATCTATACAACAGCCGGTGGAGGTTATCACCTATATTTTATCTATAAAGATGAGGTGTTATCTGGTAAGACCTATGCATTTTGGGAGACAAAATCAGTAATGATTGAGATTAGAGGCAATGGGCAGTATGTTTGTTGCTGGCCATCTGCAGGATATAAACATATTTCGGGTCCTGAATATGTTAAACTAACACCATTGGAGGGGTCAGATGAGGTGCAGACAATACAGGATTTTGCACACTCATTTAACAAGTATAAAGAGATAGTATCCAGGTCAAAGACAGCTGACTCCAATAAGAAATGGGCAGAAACATGGAAAGACACAACACCGGATGGAAAATATAACATAGAATTTCAATCAGAGGCTAAGGACTTACTTGTTAAAGCAGGGTGGCAGTACTGTGAGACCAGGAATGACAATGTAGAATATTGGACACGACCTAACAAAGATATAAAGGATGGATTTTCAGCTACATTTGGACACTATACAGGGATGTTTTATATCTTTTCAGAGGATTTATCCTGTCAACCATTTGTATCAAGGCAGGCTTACTCCCCATTTAACATACTTACTGAGCTAAAATATGATGGTGATTGGAAGAGAGCAAAGGATGAGCTTCGCAAGAGGTTTAATATGGTGGATAATGAGGAGTTTTGGAGTAAGAATGAGAAGGGTAACTACTCACTGAATAATAAAAGATTTAAAGATTTCCTTGAATCACATGATTTCTTTAAAAACTCACCTAATGAGGGCAGTACTTTTGATTTCATTCAGAAACAAGGCATCTTCATGAAGATAGTTTATGAGAAGGATATGAAGGATTTTGTCATTGAGTGGATTGAAGAGAATAAATGTGATGAGGGTGTGTTCAATCTAATGACAGGTAACTTAAAATTCTTTAAAAGAGACTATCTGAGCCTATTAAAATCCAAACCAATCGATGTATTGAAGGATAATAAAGATGAGTGTTACCTATTTTACAGAAATTGTATTGTAAAAATAACCAAAAACAACAAAGAAATAATCAGTTATTCAGATGTGAACATGGGTATTTGGAGAGATCAAGTAATCAACAGGGATTATTATCCAACTGATCACCATGAATCAGAATACAGAACTTTTATTTGGAAGATTGCAGGAGAGAATCAACAAAAATACAAAGCATTTGAGACTGTTATAGGGTACTTACTGCACTCATTTAAGACTAATTCAAACAACAAAGCAATCATATTCAATGATGAGGTCATATCAGATAACCCAAATGGGAGATCCGGGAAGGGATTGTTTTGGAACGCATTGAAACAACTTAGAAAAGTTCAATCACTTGATGGTAAAACCTTTGATTTTAATAAGTCATTTCCATATCAAAGTGTTGCAACTGATTGTCAAGTGTTGGTATTTGATGATGTTAGAAAGTCATTTAACTTTGAGAATCTATTTAGCGTAATTACAGAAGGAATTACAATTGAGTACAAAGGTAAGGACAGCATTAAATTGGATGTAACTGAATCACCTAAGATTATAATCACAACCAATTACACCATCCAGGGTGATAGTGCATCATTCAATGCGAGAAAATATGAAGTAGAGATGAGCTCTTATTTCAATGATACCTATACTCCCATCATGGAATTTGGCCATGAACTATTTAATGAGTGGACAGATCAAGAGTGGAGCAGATTTGACAACTACATGATGGAATGTATTAGCATCTATCTTGACCAGGGATTGATTGACATGCCATTAAAGAATCTTGATTACAGAAAACTGATTGACCAAATAGGGCAGGAAATGAATATCTTTTTTGCGGGCCTTGATAAGAATGATTATTTGAATATCAAAACAACATATGATAACTTATTAGATAGTTTTCCTGAGTTAAGAAAAAAGAATATAACTCAAAATCTAATGACTCGAAATCTAAAAAAATACTGTCAATTCCACCTGTGCACATTTGAAACAGCATACTCCGGAGGGATTGGTAAGATGATAATTAAAGAACCAAACAAACCGGATACACAACCGGATGTATGGGATAATATTACACCTATAAAAGAAACACCATTTTAATATGAAACGAAGTAACAAAGACAAACTCAATGCTCTTATGATGGAGCAGTTGAAACAGAAGTATCCTAACATGCCAGAGGCATACATACCAAAGACTGATTGGACAGATAACTCAGCCAATGCCTTGACAAAGTGTGTCATTGCATGGATACAGTTCAATGGCGGTCAAGCTGAACGAATAAGCTCACAGGGTCAGTACAGGGAAGGAGCAAAGATACAGGTTGGCTCAGGCATCATGGCACACACAAAACAGTTACCGGGCAAATGGACACCTGGACAGTCAACCAAAGGAACTGCAGATATATCTGCCACGATCAGAGGGAGGTCAGTTAAGATTGAGATCAAGTATGGACATGACCGACAGTCACAGGTGCAAAAGGAATACCAGGAAGCCATTGAGAGGGCAGGAGGAGTTTATATTATTGTCAGAGACTTTGATAGTTTTGTGGTATGGTATGATAAATTTATTCAGAGTTTATGAGAATCAAACTAAAATTTCCCCGAATCATTGTGAATTTAAAGCACAAAAAAAAGAAATATAAACACCCGGTCAAGGGTATTAATAATGAAACAGATTAGATATGAAGGCAAATGAATTGAGAGTTGGTAATTATGTCAAAGGAATAGGGCACAATATATCATGGGTTGTTGAGGGTATTGAAACAGATTACATTCACTCCTCTAATGCATGGAGGTTGTTATCCAGCTTTGAGCCAATACCATTAAACACAAAATGGTTAGAAAAGTTTGGGTTTGAATATAGTGAATTTGAGGATCTCTATCAAAAGGGTGGATATGATGTTGACACTAAAGATAATGTGTATTGTCATTTCTACATAAATGAGTATGGTGATTGGTATAAGGATATTGAGCATGTTCACCAACTTCAAAACCTATACTTCGCACTCACAGGTGAGGAGCTAACTATTAAAGACACAGCCAATGGATGAGAATAAACTATTTTACATTAACCTAACTGTGGCTCTAATCAGTTTGGTAATATCTGTAACAGCATTAGTTATTAACATAATAAAATACTAATTGTTGATAACTTAATTTGTGATATATGCAATCTTTTATTAACTTTGACTCAATAAATAAATACAGTATGGAAAAAGAAATCAAAACAGCGACTGAGAAAATCAAGGAGCTGAATGAGTTAGGTAACACCTTGACTCTACACCAAAAACTACACCGGGCAAAGTTAACCATTGGTAAGGTAGTTAAGAATGCACAAAGCCATCATTCAAAGTATGCTGACCTTAATGCCATCATGGCAGAGGTTGAGCCTGTACTACTTGAGAATGGCTTAATATTATTACAACCTATTCAGGGCAACAGTGTATGCACTCAGATCATTGACATTGACTCAGGTGCTATGTTACAATCATGCATGGATTTACCTCAAGGTATCACACCTCAGCAAATGGGTAGTGCAATCACTTACTACAGACGTTATACTCTGCAGTCAGCTCTCTCATTACAGGCAGTGGATGATGATGGTCAACAGGCATCAAAGGAGCAACCAACTGAGACTAAAAAAGAATCATTGTCAACTGAACGTTTCAATAATGCTCTTGCTAAGATTAAGGCTAAGGAGTTCACAGTTGAGGAGTTGAAAGCTAAGTTCTATCTAACCAAAGAACAGGAGGCACAGCTATGAAATGGAGGCCATCACAATTAGGTAAGCTCATGACTAACTCCAGAAGTAAGTCACAGCTATTGTCTGAGACTGCTAAGTCTGAGATACGCAAGATAGCTAAACAGGACTTCTTTGGATACAGCTCAGACATTAAGACTAAGCCAATGATCAAAGGAACTGATTGGGAGCAGGATGGTATTGACTTACTCAATGAGGTTCGTTTCACTAAAAAGTACAGTAAGAACACAATCAGAGTTACTAATGAGCTCATGTCAGGGTGTTGCGACATCTTACTTGATGAGGTGATCATTGACATTAAGAGCTCCTGGTCCTTAGAAACCTTCCCGGCAACACCATCAGAAGGTGAAAACTCAGACTATGAGTGGCAGGGTAGAGCATACATGTGGCTCTATGATAGGCCATCATTTGAGTTAGTGTACACCATGTATGATACAGATGATACTCTGCTCACTGATTGGGATAACAAATCAATCCATAAGGTTAATCACATACCTGCACACCATAGGGTGACTGTGTTAAGATATGAGAGAGACTTAGCCATTGAGGAACAGATAAAAGAGAGATTAAGGGCATGCTCTGAATATTATGCTCAATATGTTAACGAACTAAATAATAAATAAATTACTAACAATTTAAAATAAAATATAAACAATGGAAATAGAATGCAAATTCAAAGATTTAGATGAGTCTTTTGAACATATGACAAAAAATGACATTTTAACTTTGTATGATGTCATAGAACAAATTGAGAAATTAATAGCTCTTGATAGCATTATAATTGATAATGTAGGCATTGAAATACCTCGAAGAGATGGACATTCAGGAGAGCATGTGTTTGTAATTACAAAGGATTTTATGCCATTACATTTCACTGCTGAATATAGAGGAGTACAAAAGTATAATTAAAACAATAAAACAATGTCAGAATCAACAATCAAAGGAGCTATCAAGCTCATCAACCCAATCAAGGTAATCAGTGATAAATTCTCAGTGAGAGAGTTCGTAATTACAACACCGGATGCCAAGTATCCACAGGACATACTGTTCCAAACAATCAATGATAAGATGGATGTCTTAGAGTCATTGGGTGTAGGTCAGCAAGTGGAAGTGTCATACAATGTTAGAGGCAGGGAGTTCAATGGGAGGTATTATAATACTCTTGATGCATGGAAGGTTGAGATCACAGGATCTAAGCCATCACAGCCAAGTACACAACCAATAGAGTTAGACGATGACCTCCCGTTCTAAGATAGTTTACATCAAAGATGATGAGACGTTC